GAATATAGTCATCGTATGCTCCAGGATCGTCTAAATATACCTCATGACAATGGCTTGCTATAGCTCCAAGTTCAAACGACACCTGCTTTACAGCAGCCTTATACTCTTTTGGTTTCAACTTGTTTCCAGATGGAGATACATCAATCAGTCTTCGAATCAAACCAGATTTACCGTCAGTAATCTTCACAGGATTATTCGTACCCATGAACAAGAAACATTTAAATCGATTAGAATATGCAGACTTAAACTTCTCATTCACGGTCATCATCTCGTGAGAAACCAGACTGTTTAAACGAGTGTTATCTTCGATTTTCGATAAGTCACCATCATGTTGAATAGCCACAAGAGGATTGTTTTTGAACGGCTCCAAAGCAAAAGAATTACTAGACGATCCCAATGCCTTAGCATCAAAGACCGAATAGTAACCCTCAAATAACTGTTGAATAATATTCAGAATCGTAGATTTACCCGTGCCCATTGAACCGTAAAAGACTACAAATTTCTGAATCGTTTTCGAATCGCCTTCGATAATAGACCCAATAGCCCATTCAATCTTGTGGCGCTCTTCTGGAGAATATAAGGTAGAAATGATCTTCTCATATGCATCAATGCTGCCAGGTTCAAGAGAATAATTGAGCTTTTTACTTGCGTAATCCTTCTTATTCGTAGGAGTGTTCAAGAATATCAATTTTTCATCAAGCATGTGGAAGTTATCACGCATCTGCTTCTGACAATACTTATGCCAAGCGTCAATCATTCCTGAGCCAGCATCCCACAAATGAAGGGTTATGACCGTATCAGAAGTTTTCTGTTTATAATCATTTGCGTATGCATCCAACGCTTGGTCAATCAAATATAAAGCGTCCTGCTCATCTGTGGACCACAAGCCCCGATCCTCGATCCAAACAGCATAGAAATCGCCGCCTCGGATCATTAAGTCCTTACTTTTCTTTATCACGAACTTAGGATATACCTCGACGACTCCTTGCTTCTTGGATCTTGTTGAAATCAGCAAGAAATCAAGCACATTCTCAATCCTCCTTGAACACGTCGGGATATTTGAGTTTGTAGACCTCTTGCTCTAAATCATTTACTTTTTTGGTCAGCTCTTTACACTGTTCGGCAATGCCATAGATACAAATACCGCCCACAACTAGAAGGATAGTAGTCTTAGTATTGAATCTACGCTGCTTCGCAAGTGCTTTGGCGATAGCGTTAATGTCCTCACCAACATTAGCAAAGTTACGATTGATCATTTCACATTCTTTAGCAAGCTGAATATAGAGTGGTTCCATTTATGACTCCTTTCAAATATCAAGTAATATGGTTGAGATACCAGCACATCTGATACCAGATTTCAACATCTCGTAGATCGGAATCGCAATTTCTAACCGTGAATAATCCGCCCTTACCATCGGGCTCATATTCTCGATCAAGAAACCGTTCAAGAATATCATTCGCGGCATCTCTGTCAAATCTGCTATCAGTCATAGAACCAAGACCAAGATTAGTGATCATCCCCCAAAACCATTGCTGAGTTCGATCACCAATGCTTGGATCGTCCATTATCGTTTCTTCGCATCTGATAGCCAGTGCAAGAATCATCTCAAGCACACTACATGGCATGTCGAGATACTGATAAATATCAATACCATCTTGCTCATAGCCTTTAAGACGAGAAAATCGATAACGTAAATCTATTCCATCCTCAGCTCGGTTTTTATCTCTCGGAATAGAATAGATGAATTCGGTATCATGAAGCAGCACAAACAGTTTTCGATATGAGATTTGTTCAGGATATCGATCTTTACAAGCTAGATCATACATCCAATCGAAGTATTCATTAGTTATTCGATCTCCAAATGTCATAAACTATCCACTCCTTAATTAGGATTGGACTTTTTAACATCAGAATACTTACGAAGATCCAGAAGAATTTCATAATCGGTTTTATATCGGTCATTTCGTACAAAGACAGAGTCGTCCTCATACTCACCAAAATGATCCAGCGAATCTTCACCGACCATACCTTCGACATCTTCAATTTCATTGTCAAAGTCGTCAGTCAAAACACCATCGGAATAGTATGTCAGACTAACAGTTTCGTAGTCATCCATTTCGCCGAATTCTTCTGGAGCAATCACATAGGGCTTCTCACGCATGTCCTCTCCTCCTTCCTTAGATTCATTTGTATAACCAAGATCCACGGTTAACTTCGAATAATCGACACGATCCTGGTTAACCTTTGGCTCAACTTCAACAACATTTTGAACCTTAACTTCAGGCTTTGCTGCGCGTTCTTCAGCGATCTTTTTATAACTGTAGATTTTTTTCACAGACTCGATCTCTTCGTCTGCAATTCGCTTATATTTAGTTTTTACAAGTTTCCAAGTTACGACCGAACCGATAGCAGCACCTACTCCAAATATAAGAAGTTTTACAATTTTATCTCCCATCATCTTCATCCTCTCGTAATGTTATAACAGTGAAAGCTAAGCCTCCCGAAAAGTAATGCAGTACTCAAAAGAACTCCACCAACAATATGACGCTTCCGTTTTGTGTTTAATGCTTCATCTATAATAGATAGAATCTCTTCGAATCTGTCCATAAGATCAGCCCCTTCCGTATAGGATTGCAATACCACTAGCAAGACATAGAGCTGACATTACTGCAAAAACTGCTTCTAGGGTTTTTAGCATATTGCTCATTCCTTTCTAGGATCTTTAATGATGATTGGGAAATATAACTTGTTATGGTCCTCGAAACCTCTAATGATTCCAAGAGCATACCAAGTTCTTACCGTTGCAACACCAACGTTAAACTTCTTAGCAACTTTTTCCTCATCAATGAAAACCGATGACATAATGGAGTCCACATCTGTATCTTCAAGATGGTTCTGAAGAATATATACGATCAGATCTCGCCCAGTCATTTAAGTCACTCCTTTTAAATATAATTACCCCCGCCTCCGCTAGCAAGAGACAAGGGTAATTTGAGATTAGATCAAGTCGAGAATATTGCCATCGACATTGAAGTCAAGCAGGATAGTGCGTTCATAACCGTTAACAAAGTCGCGAGCTTTCTCACGGTTCATGTTGTAAATGCCGAAATCTACAAAGTTGTCGCCTACAGGATTCTTCTTGTCATAGATCCAACCAACAATCTGACCAGCCTTGGTCTTAGGAATACCAAGCATTTCATACACATCATTCAGGAACAAATAGCCTTTTTTCTGAAGACGCTCATTAGCATAGTTCTGCTGACATTTCAGGAAATATAAATTCTGCTCAGAATCCTTGGTCCAACCAGTGCATCCATCATCAAAGAAACGAGCATAGTCACTATAATCATTAGGATCAGCTACGTTTACAGTGTTCGTAACTTTAGTCTCTTCACCGGTTTCTTCGTTGACTACAGTTTCCTCAAAGTCTTTCGCCTTGATATTATAGCGAAGTTCTTTATCGAGTTCCTTACCGAAACGCTCGATTACACGACCACGGTATTCTTTAAATCCTTTATCCACAGTTGCGTAAGCAGCAGCCAAAGCAGCATTACGTTTACTCAAAATATGATGAGAACCAAGGATGCATGCGATAGAAGCAGCACCAAGAATAACCGCTGGACCGTACAGTTTTGCGAATTTGACAGCAGTCTGAGTGTAGACGATGACAGTGTCTTTCTTCATATCGTCTTCAGAATATTCCTCAGCATGAGTTTCAGCTACTTCATGGATCTGATCCATCTGATCCTTGGTATCTTCTACAATAGCACCGGCCTTAGTAGTAGCTTTGCATGCCATAACAGCACTGGCTACAACACCAACGACACCGACAACAACCATAACCTCGGGTGCATACTTCTTGCCCTGCAGACTTACCTTGCTGAACGTACGAGATGCACTCGCCATAATATCATTGAATTTCATAGTTCATTACTCCTTTTCGTTATTAGCATATTTTTTCATGGCCGCGATAGTTTCAGAATACATTTTTCCAAATTCTGTTTTACTTGCATCGCTCTGAATTTCGGCACCCAAAGCCGCATAGCCACAAATATCAATCCAATTGTCATCCTTATAAACACCACTGGAATTACGAGCAATTTTCAAAAGAATCATCATATTTGCCACATCGGCACTAGTAACCGGATGGTCCAAATATGCGCTCCACATTTGGGCAATGGTAGCAAAGCTATCTTCCGCTTTACCATAAGTACCGGCTCGCTCACCGTTAATGATAGAACGAGCCTTTTCCAAAATATCATCCCTAATCATTTGTTACTCCTTAATCAATGGGAATTGCTTTGGGCATCTTCAACAAATATCCATCACGAACTCGAATCGGTTCGGCATTGCGAAGATTGGTCCAACCGTATTTATTATCAGTGTAAGCGCAAGTTTTACCGACAAGATCGTACAAGTCAGATACTTTCGCCACACCGTAAGTATCAATAATTGCATCCATTTGAGACAAGACAGCTTCAGCTTCACCCCTAGTCTCGAGAACAATATCATCGAAGTCATACCCGGAACGTCCACGAGATTCAGTTCTAGTAGTACGATTTCGACTGCATTGATCATAAGAGAAACGATCGGTTACAGTAGTACGTCTATTAGGTCTACCACTATCTCCATAAAGGAGCATATCGATACTATTAACAACAATATCGCTGATCGCTTTCTTGATGGACGGAATAAGAACGTCGTCAATCACAAAACTTTTGATATTACGAGCGTCTTCGGAAATAAACGTTTCTTTGATCTTGTCAAACTCAGTTTTCTTTCGAGTTTTAACGGTGCCGGTTACAACCTTTTCAACTTTCTTTGGCTCCGGCAATGCGGGCAGGTTGTTCTGTTCTTCTTTGAAACGGTGAGAGTTCGGTTTAAAATCATCCATGATAAATGCCTCCTTTAATCGACAGCTTTTAATTTTCCAGGCAAATCGATTTTGGAATTAACTGCCAATCGTTGTTTTTTCTTATATTGATGCTTGAGATTACTCAAAGCTTTCTCTTTAGAGACAGCCATTGTCTCTGCTTTCCAATTTCCAGTGATGCAGCTGTCAAATAACAACACTGGGCCTGTATAAACATATCGATGATACTCGCTCATCCTAACCTCCAAAAAGCAAAAGGGAAAGCACCTTGTTATGGGTGCCTCCCCTTTTAGTAATCAGATTTCCGTTGTGTCTTCAATAACGTCCTCAACCACGTCGCCAATGTCAGTGTCAGCTACAGCTTCGATGACAGGTTTAACGTCTACCTTTTTAAGTCCGACCTTGACGCCATACTTATATGCGACATAGCTGCATACGGCGGTCACCGCAATACCTGCGATTTCCTTCTTATGCTCCTTGATGCCATCGATAAGTTTGGAACCAAAGTTCTTTTTGGTTTCGACAGTTTCCTTGACCTCAACTGCATTCATTTCAACATTTTCACTCATGATTAATTACTCCTTTCGAAATATAACGGAAGCTATCTGCTTCTCATAAAATAACTTGCAAATTTCGCGGACGTACATAGTACGGAATATATGGTGTAAACCAATTATAGAAAGTTGGAAAAGTTATACTCCGGGGCATGATTAAAGTCATAAACAAGGCAAGGACGACCATCACTAGTAAGCTGAGAACTAAAACTTAATTCAATTGTCCCGCTGTCAAGATTCCAGCCAAGTTCGTCACCCATTTCACTGTATTCAACCCCAAGTAAATCGTAGAAATCATTCAAAGATTGATACATGTTGTTAATAATATTACGGTTGAGTTCGTTCTCAGCTTTCTTCAATGTGTCCATATCGCAATAGAAACGTCTGCCAGTGAAACCTTCACAGCAAAGTGTAGTACCCTTACCCTCAACAATCACGTCAGATCTAGTAGCAGAACCTCTCTCAAGCTGTTTTTCAGCAACTTTATCTTTAACGTCCTGCATCTTTTTCTCGCCAATGGTCTCAACTACTGCGTCCTTATACTCACTAAGAGCTGTTTCAGACAGTTTATATGCAGTAGCAAGAGCTGCATTACGTTTCAGGTTAGTCGCACTTGCGCCTACAAGACAAGAAACAGAAAGAGCACCAGTGATAACCGCCGGAATATAGCATTTCCACGTTGTTTTTACGGTTTCTATCACTGGCAATTTTTCGGTTTTCAATTCCTCTTTCTTATCCTCGATGAGCGTCATAGCTTTCGGAGTAGCTCGTACAGCCAATACGGTAGTAGTAACCATACCAGCAATGCCGATGCCAGTGAGAATTTCAGGACTATGCTTAGTCGCGGTACTTCTAATGCTTTTGATAAAATTAGTTACGATTGATGCGTTCATAATTAAACTCCTTTCATTTGTGGAAAAATAAAAGAGGCCCGATGTGGGCCCCTCTCATTACTTGTGGCGGGTAACTGCTTTGCTAACAGCTTTTGCAATCTTAACATCAAGTTCTTTCTCTGCCAAAACGGTAGAGGCGATATTTACACCCAAACCGATAACGGTAAGAGTAGTTTTGATAATTTTCAATGTAGTTCCGTTCATAAAGCATTACCTCCTTTCTCATAATACAGCTTGTAATTTTTGCGAAATATCAAAAGGAAGAGCTATTGCTAGCTCAGTCCTCTTCGTCGATAAACTTTGTGAACTTTTTTAGATCATCGACTTTCATGTCAAATCCACCGTTCACATGTACGTGAGCAATCTCGTCATCGATGCGAATATCAATATCGTCAAGTTGGACTTTAATCTTACAGCCCAATTTGTTCTTAATTGCTATTCCGATCAATTTTGCGATCATGCCTCTCATGAATTTAGTTTTGATTTGCATAATGTCAAACATATTCCTTTCTCCTTTTCAGAAAGTTTATTTTCTCATAAAGGAAAATGTTTTCATCGCGAAACTAAATATCTTTTTTATCAAAACATGTTTCCCATCGCTCACGTTTTAAAGGTTTCATTCTTAATGCCCACATTATTTGTCTAATGGTCACAGTTGGATATAATCCCTCATCATGCTTTCCTGCGCGAGTATCGAAGAATTTTTTGAATCTTGGATGTAAATATAATTCATTAGTTAACCATGGATCTATCTCATCCCACCAGGTTCGTTTTTCATCGTCACATCGCTGCTGGATTACGGCTAATCCTTTCCCGTCAATTAAATATAAAGTACATTTATTGTAAACTGGATGGTTACATGTATATGTAGCACCATATTTAGACGAATATATAGCTGGTTTTTCATAATGGTATCTCATTGTTATCTCCGGAAAAATAAAAGGAAGAGTCCGACCAAGGACCCTCCCCTTGAAAGATTTTAAGTCATTTTCTAAATAGTAAAGCTCCAAGTGCATAACTTACTGCAAAGACGCCAATAGCTTTCCACATACCTTTGATTTCACCTTCAATAATGCCATACTTGTACCAGTACTCAGAGTTTTGTTCTTCGTACTTTCCCATATCAGCTAAATGTTCCTTAGCTCTTTTGGCAATGTCTTCTTTCTCTTCAACTCCGAGATCATCTCGTACAAGCTGGTCAATGTAGATATTTTCCACAAAGTTTTCTATGTTTCTAGCCATCTTTTCGCTTTCGAATAGGTTTTTAACTTGTTTGTTTAACATAGTAGGTTCCTCCTTTAAATATCTTTCATTAAAGAAGGAGTTCCTATCGCGAATTAGCAATAATCCTCAAAATCTAAGATCGGTTGTTGGATAATGCAAAGTCCCATACATTCTCGACCATCTTCAGTGGTGAATGAATAGTGATCGAAGTCAATCCATGGTTGCCAGTACATTTCCATACATTGGAATGTAGACCAACCTAAAGCATAACCGTTCTCTACGATGTCTAGGTCTAATTCTTCATACCATTCATTCAAGTATGCATAGTCTCGTTTGAGCATATTTCTATTCAACTCGTATTCTGCTCTTTGGACTCTGTATGGCGTAGATTCAAAATATCGGTCTGAGAATTCATCATAGAATAATTGAAGATCGTTTTCTCCTGAAACATGATCTTGCTCGATTGCCTCTTCCACTGCTTGATCGGCTTCTTCACCATACAATTCAGTAACTTTTGCTTTGTACTCTTTGAAAGATTGATCAACAAACGCATACGCACTAGTTAAAGCTGCTTGATGATGTCTGTTCAGTACATTCGCACCAAGAACACAAGCAATAGTAGATGCGCCCATTACGATTGACGGAATATAAACCGGAGCTACAAGTTTAACGGCTTCCATAGTTTCCAGTTTTCCACCTTTTTCTTTCTTGGTTTCTTCTAAAATTTCGGAAGCTTTGAATGTAGCTTTACCGACTAAAACTGAAGTAGCCACAACTCCGGTGACCCCGATACCAGTTAGAATAGTTGCTCCATTCTTTTTAATGAATCTTTCTAAGCCTGGGACGTAATCTCATGACAATCCTCTCCTTGTAAAAGTTTTGTAAAAATAAAAGAGAGAAAGTAATGACTTCAGGGTTGGCCCAACGAAAACCGTTGCCCGGTGGGGTGCATCTTTTATTAAGTTATTACTTGGCGCACCGCCTTCGTGTCTCACCGCTGGATTTCCACCAGCATTTATCCATTGCTTTCTCTCATAATACACGCTGTAAATTTCGCGAAAAAGAAGAGACCATGTTTCCACGGCCCCTTCTTAAAACTTAGTTCTTACTTCTTTGGAAGAAGCTTTTGGATAAAGCCTCGACCCATGATCGTAGTAAACGTCTCCTCCTTCTCAAAATCCATCGATACGATTGTTCCCCAGATAGTTACACCAAGCGGCAATACGATACCGGCCGCAGTCAGGACGTTCTTCACAATGCGATCCCGACGTTCGCTTTCGAACTGTTTCGTTTGAAGTTCATAGTCGTCACAATGACTAGTATCCTTCTCCGAACGTTCTGCTTCGAACTTCTGAATCTCAAGATTTTTGTCCATCAGTTTGGTCAGACCATCAACTGCCGTTTTGTACTGTTCCGAGCCAACATTCAATTTCTTTAATTCTTTGAACTCGTTTTCGATTTCTTCGTTCAACAGGGTCTTGTAGCTCATAAATAACTACTCCTTTCAAATATGTGAACTTACGTTCCATAATAGTGCGTGTTACTCTTGCGAAAGATAAGCGTCGTTATCCACATTGATGACGATTCGCTTTTTCTTGGACAGTGCATCAAAATCGTTTATTTCAAAACGATAGATATCTTTCTCAGGATTAGAATGATCGATTCGAAGGGTTCCGGATGGTTTATGATCGAAAAATATAATGTTGATCGCAATATTAACCAAGATGCAGACAACAAAGAGAATTATGTAATCCATATACCCACCTCCTTTCATTTTGTTTTTTTTCAAAAATCCCACCCGGGAAAATTTCGACTTTATAAAAATAACATTGTTTGTCGTCACCCGAGTACGGAACTTTTAAAGCTAGGTTAGGATACTTAATCTAGATTAGAAAATATAAAAGAAAGAGCCATCGTTTAGATGGCCCTCACCTCAGAATTACTTCTTTTCAGCCTTACCTTTCCAGTAATAGCACAATGCAAGCAATGGCAGATACTAGAATACAGCGGAATCAATCAATCCTTCAACGGCACCCAAACCAAACGCTTTTGCGTAGGCATGTTTGTCAGTCTTAGGATCGAGTTCATTCGTTGTTTTCTCAGTCCAATCCAATACCTTGTGAATAATACTGTTACTCATAATAAATACCTCCTAAAAGTTTTATTCTGCATAAAGGAGGATGTTTTCTACGCGAAATAAAAAAAGAAGAGCTTGCTCAGCTCTCCTCGTCGTCAAATGCTTCTTCGCTAAGAATATTTTTGATTTCTGCAATGACAGCTTTGATTGTCGTAACTACAACTGGAATCGTGCATATATAAATAATTCCAATAGCAATATTCGACACAATTTTAGCTCCTACAGGCATCATAATAAATTCCTCCTAAAAGTTTTATTTGCATAAAGGACAATGTTTCTCACGCGAAAATGAAAAGAGAGTGCGATATGTGTTCCCTCCTTCTTACGAAGGCATAGACGGTCGCATCTTATAAATTTGTCTTTCTAATGTTCACTTTTGTTCTCTCTTCATAAAGGAGTGTGTTTTTTACGCGACAATAAAAATAAAAGAAAGAGCCTAAGTTTCCTCAGACTCTACTTTAAATCAAGCTTCTTTCAAATAAAATTCGATAGTTACATTATGATCTACTTTCAAGCGGCCTTTAAAAACTATTTCTTCAGGATCGACATAGAAATCCAGTATCTGACTTTCATTTGACCTATTCAAATCATCAACAACCAGCCGATTATACCCTTCCGCCATGAACTGATTATATTCTGTTAAATCCCACCATTCTTTATCCGCATTTTCTTTGTGGTAATTTGGATAAAGCTGATTGAATTCAGTATTCAATTTTTCAGTTATTCCGGAATTGCATTTGTCAGCATAAATATTATAGATTCGTATAAGTTCGCTTTGCATAGTCTCTTTTATGCCTTGGATTAATCCATACAATCCTAAATTCTCAAATTTAAAAACAACTTTGTAAGTATTATTCATAATTAAAATCTCCTTTACATTTTTCGAGAATTTATCTCATAAAGGAATGTGCTTTTTACGCGACGACAAAAAGAGCCCCCTTAAAGGGACTCCTCTGAATTATGTAAATATACTAGGTACTCGATCTCAGCCACAATATCGATTAAGTTCTCCAATGTCATGTTAGTATCTTGGATAGTTTTCATCAAACTAGCAACTTCGCAAGTGTTTACATCTGAACGAAGATTATCAATATCGTATTCAAGAACATTCAGTAATCCGTAAATTAATCTAGCTTTTGCACGAATACTACTCTTTATCTGATTGTTCATCGCAAACAACCTCCGTATCATATAATTCTTTTTCGATCTTTCTATCTCTTACTGTTTTCAATACTTTAGCCACGATACCGCCTGCTACTGCAATCATTACTGCATTAAGAATTTTGTTTTCCATTGTTGTTTCCTCCTAAAATATCAATCTCTTACTTTATCCAGTAACCAAAAGAATCGTCTATACCTGTCGTAGTAAGTATCTTTACCACACGGTATATCCATTTTAGTTTTCAATATATTGAAACTTAGTTCTTCGGTAACGCCCTTTAAAATATAACTAGCTAATTCTGAGTCGGCAGCCAATGCCGTTTGCTCAACTAACTTCATTCGATCCGAATATAGCAATCGTTCTTCGGCTAATTTTCCAGTAGGATCACCAGGAGTATTTGATTTGTGAAATATAACTGGATTGTACGTACACCCGCCTAGTACTTCAATTTCAGAATATGCTCTTTTCCAAAATGGGTACTGTAAGCAGAAATGTTTTAGCTCATAGTATCGATGCTTTTCAACCCGATACTTATTCCTTTTTGATAGCTCTGCTCGTATTACTGTTGCCATGATACACTTTTCCTTTTACTCTTACGAATATCTCTGAAGAATTTCACAGTAGCTTTTCGTAATCGATCCTCATTAACTTTCCCTTCCACGTATATGGTGGCATTATCAAATTTGTAAGTTTTCATATATACTCGCTCCTAAATTAAGAAAATGTCGATTGCTTCAGAATCTGTTAGATTAAGAAACTCTTTCAATGCAATAGCCTCTGCTATTGTAACTTGGCCGCTACTGTACATTTTCTCGCATAAGTCTCTAGCTATCTCGAGATCTAATCCTTTTTCAAAGACTTTAAGAAACAATTTAGTCGCATCCAATGCGAACACTCCTTTCTAGTTGCGTTTCATGCAACAAGTAAAAGATAGCACTATTGCATTTTTTCTGTCAATACTATTTGTGCATATTATGCAAATATCTTAATCTAGGTTTGCATTTTATTTGCATATATGCGAATATTAATATATGATTAACTTGTAGAAAGGAGACGAATTGATGGCTATAGGAACTCGAATAAAATCTTTAAGAAAACGACGAGGTATAACAATTGAAGAGCTTGCTGCTAAGTTGGGCAAGAATCGAACTACAATATACAGGTATGAAAATGGTGATATTGAAAACCTGCCATTAGACATTCTTAATCCACTCGCAGAGGCTCTAGACACGACGCCAGCTCATATAATGGGTTGGAGTGATAAGGAGATGTTATCTACAAAGATATCAGACGGTGTAGAGGAAGCCGTTTACTCATCTGTAAATGAGGCTTATGTAAGACATGTGGAAGCATGGCACAAAACATTCGGTATGGACCCATTCACTGATGAAGAACATGAGAAGCTGATGGAATATGGGAAGTTCTTGATCTCGTTGAGGAAAAAATAAAAGAAGATGAAAAAAAAAGAAAAGAGAATGCGCGGGTTGTGCGAGCTCTCCGCATCCTCATTCCATTAATCCGGTTTTTTAATCCGGTGGACCGCTCTTCCATTTGAGCTAGCATTCTCTCATAATATACGCTGTAAATTTCGCGAAGGAGGTGATGCCTGAAATATCTCGGCAATACTAAATAAACATCCTAGAGAGGAAGAATGCTAATGTACAAACAGTATCCAACATTTTATTATTACGAATCAAAAGAATATGGACGTAAGTCTCGTATGGACGATCCGTTATTATCAGTCGAAGAAACACTACAAAGACATAGTGAAATCATCGATGAATACGCTCGGAAATATATGGGCGGTCCTATTCCAGAAGAAAACAAGTATATGGAAGTCGGGAGTGGTGAGTCACTTAAAGACAGACCTGAGATTACTCGATTATTGAAAGATATCGAAGATCCAGCAGTTAAAGCGATTATTGTAGTCGATGTACAGAGGCTAAGTCGTGGCGATTTAGAGGATGCTGGTAAACTGATTCGTCTTCTTCGCTACACTAACACTTATGTCATTACTCCGATGAAAATATACGACCTGCGTGATGAATACGATAGAGATGCGTTCGAGCGAGAGTTAAAACGAGGTAATGAATATCTCGAGTATTTCAAGAAGATTCAAGCTCGTGGCAGACTAGCAAGTGTTAAAGCTGGTAACTATGTAGGCTCTGTTGCTCCATACGGATATGATCGTATCGAAAAGTATGATGAAGTTGCTAAGAAAAACTATTTCACCCTTATAGAACGTAAAGATCAAGCTGATATAGTGCGTATGATCTTTCATTGGTATTGTACTGAAGATATTGGGGTGACAGCAATTTGCAGACGATTAGAAGAACTTGGAGCAAAAACTAAGACTGGATGTTCTATTTGGAAACCAAGTATAATATTCGGAATCTTGGAAAATGTCCATTATATCGGATGCGTACGTTGGAATTGGAGAAAGACTGTTAAAGTAATCGAGAATCAAGAATTAAAGAAGCTTCGTCCCAAAGCTAAAGTTGATGAGTATCTGATCTTTGAAGGTAAACATGACGGTATTGTCTCAGAAGAAATATTTAATAGAGCACGAGAAATAAAAGGTGCCAGACATCGTACTAAACAAAACCTTAGTCTGAAGAACCCATTCAGCGGATTGATGTATTGTAAGACTTGCGGCTCAAAAATAGGTTATAACACTTATAAACGAAATGGTGTCGAATATGCTCCGCCAAAACTTGTATGTAATAATCAGGTTCACTGTAAGACAGGATCTGTAGATTACAATGAGGTTCTAGAGTATATGTGTAATGTTTTACGAGATTGTATTGTAGATTTCAAGGTTCGTATCGAGAATGAACAAGACGATTCTGTGAAACTCCATAAAGATCTTGTTGGACGATTGACTAAACAACTTGAAGATTTAAAGCAAAAAGAGCAAGACCAATGGGAAGCTCAATATGACCCTGACCCAAATAAACGTCTCCCTCAGCACATTTTCGAGAAACTAAATAAGAAAGTGCTAGCTGAAAAAGAAGAAGTTAATAGAGCACTTGAGAAAGCTAAAGGTTCTATACCAAGGCATATCGATTATCGTGAGGAACTAGTCAAGACGACCGACGCTTTAAGAGCCTTAGAGGACTCAGATATAGATGCTAAAATTGCCAATCAGTATTTGAAAGATATAATTGATCGTATCGAATATCACCGTCCTCAGATTGTAAGAATCACTAAAAAGAATGCCGAGATGTATGAAGCAGATATAAAGAAAGGTTTGCAATATCACGTAGCCCAGTATACGATACGTGTGAAGCTTAAGTGCGAGTAGCATCGGGGTCATTTACAGCCCCATTCATAGGGTATTACATGATACCGATAGTGTAATAACAATTGTTTGGAGAGCACAAAAAATAAAAGGAGGAGTAGCCCACACGGACTGCCCCTCCTTGTTTTCATTCTTTATCTTTCTCGATATACTGTTTGAATGCCTGATGCAGACCGGTGGAAGCGAGACCCATAAATGCACCAAAAATAGCGGATTCAATGGAAACACCGCTTACTGCCAGATTCAGCAGCATACCAACAACGGTGACAATGGTGGGAATGTACTTATTATCTACATCCTTAATCCATTTTTTGATAATGTAGCCCACAATAAGGCAGGCCAGTACAACCGAAAGAACGAAATAGTTTTCAAACACAGTGAAGTCCATAAATGTTACCTCCTTATTTTTTGAAACTTTAATATCCGTGAACCGAGCTTAGGTACTAGTATCTGAAGGATTTTCGAGTTTAGTGATACGTTGTTCGAGTGATGCGATTATTGTTTGCAAAGCTGTAATATCGTTGGAATTTTTATTCAATTTCTCCCCAACTACCTGGGAATCAGGAGCTTGATCGCGTCGAGTTAAAGTTACATCATATTTACTAACATTAATCGAACCAAGATGCTTTACAGAAAATCCATTTGGCTGTACCGTGATATTTGTGGCTACTTTGAACTTAGCTGTATCTGCCGGCATCACAACACGATAATCTGTAATTGTAGTACCTGCAACCGTATCGGTAGTGTCTGCTAAATAAGTTACGACATTATTATTTGCATCGTAAACAACATACAAAGCATTGTTGTAATTCGAACTAGCTGAGATTTCAAAGATGTCGCCTTCTTCCGCTGCCACATCCACACTTACACGGGAAGAACTTTCTTTTCCGTTAAGTAACTTACCACTTGTACTTAGTTTATATCCGCTATTCCAAGCAGGTGTAACATTGGTATTATATACGGCATAACGATCTTTACTTACCAGAGTAGCTTTTGGCAACTGCTTATAAAGATAACCAGCAATTCGTACGTACTTGGCATTAGACGGGATCTCCACGATATACTCGCTCAGCGCTTGAGCCTCATCGTAAGTTCCAGTACTACTATAGCCACTAATATATGCTCTATTTTCGTCAAAGAACGAATAGATGTTATAACCATCACAAGCCCAGCCAGATACGATTACCGCGCCATAACCACCGCAATCGATCTCCTGCGTAATTTTATACGAGGGGTCACTTGTGGTGGTTTTCTTTCCAGTAGTCCCATCTAGCATGCACCCAGGTTTCGATTCACCCCCTGGACTAAACTCGATTTCGATATTCTCCACACCGTATCCAGTACCCATGTCATGAAATGCGTTTGTCCACAATTCACCATTCGCATCTATAATTGTGTAGGCATCTGCGTTGTATTTTGAAGTTTCAGTAGAGCTACCACAATCAACCGGGTTTTCGGTCAGTTCCATGGCTTCATTTATACCAACAATATCAATACCATTACTCTGGATATACTGTACCAATTCGTTTAACTTATCAGCATCGAAACTGGTATACCAACAGTGTGTCATCAAGATCAACCAACCGCCGTTAGCATTTACCATATCTACATATTTTTTCACATCGCTAAAAGAATATGGATATGTACCACTCGTATTCGCTCTCGGAAATACTTCCACACGCATCATCACTGAACTAGAATATGGAATTTTATTTATACCACGAGTAACAGTCATTCCAAGTTTGAAATATTTCCTAATGGTATTTAAATAATCGGATACGTATATGCCATTTGGATAAGCAATCGAATTTACTTGTGCACCAAGAGAACGATATACCGTCATACAAGCATCCAAGTTTTTGGTCAGATCGTCGACTGTGGTAAAAGACTCCATCGATTCTTGTTTAGCAAAATGACAAGAAATCTCAACTCCATCATTCATCATTTCTTTGATTTGTGATGATGTGAGATACCCATTTGTGTCAATCTGCTGCGCTGGACAAGCCAATGCATACGGAATATTTAGTTCCTTAATAAGCGGATACAACGTGGTGTATACAGTGTCACGACAGTCGTCATCAATAAAACTAATAATAGGACGTATACGGCGTCCGCCAGTCGTAACTGTCTGCATGCTAGAATTGGATATCTCTTTTTTCTTGATGTCACTATACGCGTCAAGATCCGATTGCAAATGCGCAATGAGGTCCTGAATTTGTTCTGGAGTTATATAAGAATTAGCATTTAAACCCTTAAGAACTTTACATGATGTTGTTGTCGTATTGAACGACTGGGCGATAGTATCGGTATCGATTAATTTATACAACTCGATTGCGAAATTCACATCGCCAATATATGCAGTAACATCTGAATCTACTAACCAGGTAAATTTAATTTTATCTTCTTCAACAATTCCATCGTTAACATCATAATAGTTGGGATCACCATTGGCATTTACATAGTTGACTCTGATTGAAAATTCAGACATATCAAAGCCGTTATAGTATCTTGGCATTCGAAAATTAATGCGATTTACATTCTTATCTCCAACTACACCAATAACGGCACCTTTACTTGAATAGGAAATTGCTCTTAGATCACTATCAATATCAAACTGGATCTCATCATTGTAATAATCTATGTCGTTATCATCTGTGTTTGTGGAGGTAGTAAGTAATTCCTCAAGAGTCGCCATATCATCCCTCCTGACTTATGAGAATTTTATTCGTTGTAAGTCTAATATTGTTTCTTACCCCTACGAGTTTAACTCGAAAACTTGCATTATCGGTTACCTCGTCTGGAACTTTGCACATTCCATTTTGAGATACCCTTTCATAAAATTCTTCAGAGCCTTTTTCAAAAATGGCTACGACGTTGCAATTTGTCCATTCGTTACCATGGAACTCGAAGAAGCATCTCAAGTAGCCTTTTGTACCTCGAATAATATGAGAGAAATCTCCATTTCTAGTTAATTTCTGGTTATCAACCATAAACTGTAGAAGTCTCATCATTACGCCTCCTTACTATGTCCATAGCTATATATCGCAGGACATGATTTATAAGTAATATTAAATTACTTCCAACCGATTACCTGAGTCACACATACCGAATCTTTATGAGTAGTCGGCTGATTCCCATTAACAGCTGCTTCTCCTGTATAATAGAAATTAGAGCTATTATGATGAGTAGTGATACTGGTTCCAGAAATATAAATAGTCTTACTCTTCAGGATAACGTTAGAAACACTTGTATAACTGGAAGACGTAAGAACTGCATATTTCCCATTCGGATTCCACACATCAATACTGGCAAAATAGTTATCATTGGAGCGGTACATGATGGTAAGCTTATCGAAATTTGCTGCACTTTCGGACAAAGTGACAGAACCGCTAAGGCTAGCCGAATCATTGTTAAACAGAACATACTGTCGCATCTGTCTAGCCCAAGCAGTCCACACGCCATCGATCATATTTCGTTCATATACGACGCCTTTGTAGGTAGTATAGCGTTGAGTTCTGTAGTTTGTATCACTAGAATAAACCATGGTTTCAAGCCAACCATTGATTCTAATAGGGAAGTTTCTAGTTTCATCAGAATCTCTGGAGAACATGTTATAGAGTTTTCCGCTTGTATCAACGAGGTTGCAATCAACAGAAGCATTGGGAATAAGATTGACGTCAACCGACTCGGATTCTTCAGATACCGGAGTCAATTCGACATCCCATGTACAAATGGGATCGGGATACTGAGCGGAATCAAAGATCGACGCAATCTCAGATACGTCAATTCCGGCATAAGCTTTTGCCTGTTCGGACGGAAATGCTTCATTACGCATTACAATCAAATTTTCAACATCTTCGATGAATTCCCAAACGGTATAGGTTGTAGAAGGCGCACCCTCGTACAAACTTACACTCAAAGTTCCCTTTTTAACTACCATAATAAACTCCTTTGGTTCACACCTCAGTCGCTCCCTCATACTCAGGAAGCGCTTTCAAATAATCATACGCATCGATAATGGTCATACTTTGATTATAATCGGCATTTACAAATGTCGTTTCAATGAAGACATTGGAATCGCCCCCAGTCTCAATCGATTTTTTCTCTTCATCGCGTTTTTCTTTGCTGGTATAGCTTGCCACTTCGATGATGTTCTGAACATTAGTGATCGTATTGACAGATACTACTCGGTGATACCTAACAGTTACTCCGTTATCAAGATCGATTTCTTTATACAGGGCCATATTTATTACTCCTTTTTATTTGTATCCGACAACATAGCGTATTTTTATCGTATTTTCTGCGCCTGTCTTTGAAAAATTAGAACCATCCGAGTTAACATAACCGCATCTTGATGTATTGGGGGTAACTGATGTTCCGGAAATAGTCACAAGTTTGGTTGCCGTCTGAATCCCAGTAGTACTATACATATTCGTGACGGTAAGAGATGCCGTTTTTCCATTCGGAAGAAATATTTTAGTAGAGTCATATCCTTGACTGTCTTTTCCGTAAAATATTTCAATCATGGAAAAGTTATTAGCTGTTTCATTTAAAGTAATGGTTCCGGTTGATCCACTGGAATTACTATAAAGTACGCGACCACCATAAATACGATAATTCGAGTTTTTAGTCAAGGAAGTACTACCGGTTTCGAAATTGATGGCATCAGCTTCAAAATTGATATTATCAAAACCAAAACTGGCATTGAATTTCGTATTATCTACTCCTAGATTTATTCCCCAAACATCTCCATAACCGTCGAGTCCAAGATGAAGGTTTTTGTCAACGCCTGCTAATATACTCAAATAATATGGCGATTTAATTCCACAAAATGGTTGAGTGATCTTATCACCACTAATATACTGTATCGTAAGTCGGTCGTTAACAAGAGAAACTACGGCATTATCGTTACCTTTACCCAATTCTATTTGATTAGCACCGAACGATGCATTCACCGTTTCTCCGGTTCGAATATTTACGCTCTCGCTATTGATCAACACATTATTCCCTAATGTATCGGACGTCATGTCACCAACTACCAAACCAGTTCCTTCGGTGAATTCCATATAGTTGGTTGCAGTTTTGGCAGCATCGTCAATAGCATTGTCAACATCTTCCGGAGCTGGAGTCCAGTCGGTAGCTTTGTTGCCTTTTTCGACTTTGACTTTGCCATCAGCCAAGTATTGCCAATAGATTCTTAAATAAGCGCATTCAGTAGGAGCCACTTTTGTTAGAATGACTGGATCACCAGTTCGTTGTAAATCTTCGCAACTAATAAATGTCTTGTCTGATTTATAGTAAAACACACCAAGCCATTGTCTAATTATGCCCCCGTTTCTTCTCCAACTTATCGTATACGTTTCTCCAGTTTTTAAAGGAATAAAATCAGACGTTCTGAAATTAGCACTTGTTGATGCCATTTGTCCAGTACTAGCAGATGGGTAACCGTTAACTAGCGTTCCATTAACAAGCAGATTCCTTCCGCCGACTTCCAGATTATCAATCTTGACATTTGCATCATCTGCTTTGTCCTTAGCATCGTCAGCTGTCTTCTGGGCGTTATTAGCTTTATTCCATGCCTCCTTAGCTGCTTCATAGCTGCTAGATATAGATACTTTGGAATACGCAAAGCTATCGTCAGTAAATACGGTACAGTCAACGAAGTATAACGTATTGGTACTTCCACTTGTATAGCTTGGCTCCGTATCGTCCCAACCACTGGAAGTACTTGGAGGAAATACTGTAGGCGCATCAGGAGCAGATGCGGTAGATGCCTGCAATTTGTAATAGCGATAACTAGCATAGACATCCACCATAAAGCTCAAAGTAATTGATGCACTAGCTTTTACCGCCATACATCATCCCTCCAGCTGACAAGTATATGCCAAAGCATTATCGACTTCAGAAGCAGAAACAGTAATGGTTTTGGATGTCTTGAAAGCAGTGGTCGAAGTGCCTTTATACCATTTAACGGAACCAAGAGAACCGCAAACACCGGCATCCGTAATAGTCTGTTCAACACCGCCTTTATACACATGAGCTGTCAGTACAGTAGAACCGGAGCTGTTTTTAAAGACAGTACCGTTACTAGAATTAATGCTCATAGTAATAGCATCCGCTCCGTTTTTACCATTAGTGCCATCTTTACCGTTGGTACCATCTTTGCCATCCTCACCTTTTTGACCCGCAATAGCGACGGCAAAAGAGAACTTCTTGTTAATTGTGATACCGTCTACAGATACAGGAATGGTTGCCTCACAAGCTTTAGAAATAGTGGCAGTAGTAGTAAAAGAAATAGTTACAACTGAACTTCCGCTATTGGATACCGAAGCGGAAATACCTGTAGGACAGGTAATTTTACTAGAATCCACAGTCACATTAGAACATTGGTTGCTACCACAATAGGCAACCGCCTGAGTACTACAAGAATTACCAGAGGCTACACCAGATGCACTACCGACAAAAGTGTAAGCCTCAGAAGTAAGAGTGATTGAATAAGCATCGGTTACGTCAACAATCGAAATTTGATCAGAAGCTTTAACTGCCATTTTGAATTTTCTCCTTTACTATTAAGTTATAAGTTCGCACATAAAAGTAACTTTGGTGTCCACTTGATTCGCGGCGATTGTAAGAGTAAAACCGTTATTACTAATCATGCTATCACCAGAAGAAATGACACCAAATGTTTCATCGTCAACTTTTTGCCAATACCATTGCAAATAAGCCCCAGAACCAAAAATGGAATGCAGATCGTCAATTCCAGTAATTCGGTTGGAACCATTATAAATAACAGCACTTAACACCGTTGAAATAGAGTCATTCTTGAATACGGTTCCACGACTACTATCGATTCGAAGAAGCACCGCATTTTCGCCATTCGGTCCGGTAAGCAATGCTGGTTCACCAACAACAGTCGAACCGTCGCCATAGGTTGTGACTATTCGATGCCAAACGTATTTATCAGTATCCGACGGCGTCTCGGTAGACCATCCTTCAGTTGGAACTTCAGTCCTTGAAGCAGATACAGCATATTGCTCAGTTACAGATACTACGGCAGAACTGGCAGTATCTTTAGCAGAACTAGCGTTGTTATTAGCATCTTTGGATATACTTAGCGCATCTTGAGCTGTTTTCTTAGCTTCCTGACTTATAATGGCAGCATTTTGATACTCTTTGTTAATCGTACTATTCAGAGCACTAATTTTCTTACTTTGCTGGCCAGTGAATGTATCATAAGACATACCAAATGTATATGTCGTATTCTCCGGATTTACTAAATCCAGATCGATACTGTCACAAAGCATGTACGAGTCAAACCCATGAGGTTTACTACGAACTCGAACATATTGCCCAACTCGAATCCCCTTATAATTTTTATCCACCAACGACAAATCGATTGCCTTGATTTCGATTGTTGTAATTGGAGAAAGAACCGAATTTAGCTCTTTTGTTCCCCACATAAGAAGATCGCCAACGGTAATAATGTCGGTATTTTTAAAGGAGAAAACTCTCAAACCATGAGCAGCAACATTCTCCTTAGAAAATATATAGTCGCCGGTATGATAAAGATCATCTGTTACTTTCCAGTCGGCAATCATCGATAGGGTAAGTGGTTTGTCCGATTGATTTAGTGATTCGTCGAACTCATAATACGTTTTATCATTGGCAAACGCAGTAAGACCTTCTTCTTCAGTTTTAGAAGTACTGTACACAGCCATAGTATAATACGTTTTACCGTAAATAGGTTTACTGTCTTTTGTTTCACTATACCACTGGTAGCTCGATAGCTCGTAATATACGGTATTTGCTTCCCATTCTGCTACCCCAGTATTACTCGACCAAGATTGCGTATAATACGATTTGCGATAATTGGGTGTTAAATCTGGAGTTCTATAGTAAGAGTCCCCGTTCTTTTCGTAATACTCAATGCCATATGTAAAATACAACAATTTCGACTGTTCAGACATACTCCCTTTTGTATAATACGTTTTAAACGTACTCGGAGTCGTGTCAGCAGTCCGTGTATAAGTATCTCTAGTAAGTAACTCGAAATATTTTACACCAGACTCAAAAGTCTCAATATCGCTGCATCGCTCATAAGTACTTTGAGAATAATAGGTCTTGATCGAGCTGGGGGTTTTATCTTTGGTTAGAAAATATCCGTCAGAATAATAGTAATCTGTTTCGGACATATTCGCACCAAGAGGAACAATAGCCGTATAAACATCAAGGGAATCGTCGGTCTTGGCATAATCTAGAATGTTAACACCAAAGTCAATCAATTGCTCATTGACATCTGTATACTCGCTAAGCAAATCGATGTACCGAATTCCATTTTCTCTTCTGATCCGAAGATAACCTCCAAACGAGTCCAAAATTTGTTCTTTAATTTCAGTAGAAGTCGTTGGATATTCAACGGACGATTTGTAAACCAGTCCAGAATACAGCATTGAGCCTTCGTTATAACCAACAGCAAACTGCTTAGAGGCATCGACTTGAAGATTATGCTGATCGATAAGCCATTCGAAATATCCGGCTAGATAATTCGGAACGATTTCTCCGTACTCACCTTTAAGTGTAGAATATGGTCTGACGACAGTGTCTCCAAGATATGCTAATTCACCCTTACATCTAATGGTTTTGGTTCGATTAAATTCCTCGCCAATCTCATAGATAAAGCCAGAGAATATCATCTCCTCGCCATCATATACACATACAGGAGAACTAAGATCTCGTTCCTTTAGTTTGTCATACATAGGATGATTGGTAGCTATTTCAAATTCGCAGTGATCACACGCATTTGATTCGCCGTCCAGAGTCAAGCTTAATAGTTGACAGTTATCAGTGCGAACATCATGCAGACACTCAGTTCCATATTTTACGAGGTACATAGATTAACCCCAGGTCCCCTGAATACTAATGTAAATAGTCTTGTTGATTGCCTCCGAGACAGGTTCATTGGAGAAACCAGCAAGGCGGACGTCAACATGCTGAAGAACGCTACCAATCTCCGTGGTGTCGACAGTCCAATTGAAGCGACAATAACCCGTTTCACTAGCTCCGTTTGCTGCGATGTTGAGGGATTTCATATAGATAGACTTGATTCCCAAACTAGGAAGTTTGATACGAATATAGCCACTGATATATGTTCCGTCTTCCCCCCAAGATTCATTACAACGGAGATTAGTCGTTGTAAAATTACCCATGGCTTCAAATGTTTTATCGTCATACTTCTTGTAATACCAGGTAAACGTTCCATCCGAGGTACTGGTGGAATTAATAGCATACTTAGTGGAAGTGGTGCTACCAGAAGCAACGATATGCGTAAGAGCATCAATCTTATCGGCGTTATCATTAAAAACACCGATATCAAAATAATCACTTTCGTACGGTTTAGTGAGTTTAAGTTTTGACGTGGTTGTACCCATCACAAATCCCTCCAATCATATTGTATATAGGTTGGATACGAAGCGCTGTCGTCAATCAAATACAAACGAGAAATCATTTTCTTCATCTGGCTATACGTCTTAGGATTTGATCCCGCTTTAGCATAGTCGCCAAATGTCGCCGTCTTTTTAGCACTTCCTTCGTCAGTCCCTTTATACCATTCAAAAATTCGGTATTTACTTTTTAGCGTGCTGTATGTATAAGATGCCATATCACTATACATCATTGCGCTTTGAAATCCTACACGACCGATGTAAACATTGTTATAGCCGCTAGTAAACCAAATATTTTCAAATTTATAAGAACCTTCGACGACTTCATATCGATACTTATCAAATATGATTACGGACGGGCAAGAAAACTCGAATGTAGGTTGGACTATTTTCCTACCACTTTCAAGGGTAAGATATTGACCGTATGAATTATCGACAAATAAGGTGATTGGCTTTTTAAATTTGTACGGATCGCTATCGACTGCTATTTTGATGATTCCAACTTTTCCTATGGAGTATGCCTCATGTGTATAGCTAGAAACAGTAAAACGACCATGGTAGGTATAATCCGGGTCCATGGTCATTTTATAGTCATATGCTTTTCCATGAAGAAAGTTTGTAACTCTCGTCTTTACCTTTTCAAAGTTTTCAGGTGCGATCACATAAAATTCGAATTCTTGTTTTCGATTTGAAAACAAAACGTCTCCTGTGATAGCCTCCGTTAAATCCAGACATCCATCACCGCCAGGAACATCAACTTTGTATAGCTTCGGTTCAGGAGGCTCTAATGTATATCCATCGACCAAAATCATACCAAATGTCTCAGATAGATCAGCACCATCGACAATCAATCTATTTTTAGGGAAATCCGGATAACCCATTAGTAATCACCCCTTTTCGAAAGAATATTGAGTTGACGATTCATAGGTTTAGCAATAGAGCTTGCGAGCTTCTTAGAGTCAACGTAGAGAGCTACCTCTTGTCCATCGGAAGAATACAATTCCGAAAGATCCTTTCGCAAGCCATCAATAGCCGACACAACTTCTCGATTACTAGCATCAATACTAGATTGTGCATCGGTAACGATTTGAGACAAAGAGTTAATCGGTTTAGCCATTGAGAATTTAACGGTAGATCCAAGATCGAAATTCATAGCATTAACGTTACTCAAATCTACGACCGGTCTAATGGTAGGTTGAACATCCATAGCGTATTTAGTAGAATTGGACACTCGCGCCAATGCACCAGAAATACTATCAACAGCAGAACCGCCCATATTTTCGCCGGCTTTGTATACAGATTTACTCATCTGATTCATGCCAATAACGAGACCTTCCCCAATCCATTTACCAGCTTTAATGGTAAGCTTGGACGGAGAATTGGATTGCTGACCATCCTTCTCGCCCTGAACAGCAGCTTGACCCAGAGCATAACCAGCATCATAAGCTTCTGTTTCTTTAGACTCAATACCATCGATCAAACCATCACCCAGATACACACCAGCGCTGTAGAAAGACTGATAGCAACTATTGATCGTACTCACGGCACTGACAATAATCGATGCTATAGCGGCCGAGAATCCAGCGCCGCCGATCATGATACCTTGTTTCATTCGTTCCATAAGCATCCTACCGGCATTGCTGAACAAAGCAGTCCGACTAGTTATCATGGTAAGCAGACGCGTAATAAAAACATTCATCGTCGAAATTACCATGCTGCTGCCCGAAAGTATAGCACTATTAAACTGAGTCATCAGCATCACACCAGAAGCTTGGAATCTACCCTGATTGTTATTAAGATAAGATACGATTCTAGTAATAGCAGACGATACTGTCACCTGAACATTATTCATGCCTATATTTATACCAGCATAAAATTGAGTCATAAGCATAATACCAGCATTTTGAAATAGACCCTGACAACCAGAAATGCTAGTCGCAATCATACTAACAAACGCCGATACAGACACCATAACCGAACCACCAGCAGCAGTAATACCACTAGCGAAACTCTGTATGGCATTCGTGCCAGCAAAATAAAAAGATTGCTGATTACTAACTACAGAATTTAAAGCATTAGTTATTACACTAGAAAATGCCATACTAATCATCGGACCACTAGAAGTGATACTCACAACAAGACCGGTCATCAAACTGGAAATCGACGACGATATCTGTTGAGCTGCCGAACTAATGATAGGGCCAGCCGCACTCAGATTGGTTATGGATGTGATTAAACTCGTAAAGCCATCGGATATGGTCCCAAAATTAATACTCGAAAGGGTGTTTACCGAGGAAGCAATGGTCTTCATACCGGAAGTTGCACCAGATATATCACCAACATTGGCGAACGATTTTACTCCAGTAGCAAGTGTCGATAACTGATCGCCGAGACCCTCTGGAATACTAACGCCATTCCACTTCTTAACGGCCCCAGCCAAATTACCAAGAGGCTCGACGAGTGTGTCAATCGTCCATGCACCTATGAAAGCGAACGTAAACGCTTTTACACCACTGGCGAGTTTATCAAGTTGATCGCCAAGAGTATCGGGAATATTCACTCCGTTCCATTTCTTAACGGAACCAGCCAAATTACCAAGAGGCTCGACGAGTGTAGCTATACTCAATCCGCCCATAAATGCAAAGCTAAACGCTTTAACACCATTAGCTAAATCGCTAAGTTGAGTACCAATATTCTCTGGTACTGTAACGTTCGACCACTTTTTAATGGAATCAGCCATCGTTCCAATAGCCGGAGCTGCTGTAGCGATTGCACCAGCTCCCATTCCACCGAATGTGAAAGAATTGATGCCATTAGCAAGAGTCATAAGTTTTGTGCCAATGCCCTCAGGAACTGTCACACCACTCCATTTTTTAACAGAATCAGCTAAAGTTCCAATTCCAGGAGCTACCGTAGCAATAGCACTTGCACCTAGACCACTGAATGTAAAAGTGTTGACACCATTAGCAAGCGATCCTAAACTAGACCCTATCCCCTCGGGTATTGTTACACCACTCCATTTTTTAACAGCATCGGCCATAGCACCGACGCCAGGAGCTGCAGTAGCAATGGCATCAGCACCCATGCCAGAAAACATAAAAGTGTTAACGCCACTAGCAAGAGACCCAAGCTGAAGACTCAGACCTTCAGGAACAGTTACTCCACTCCATTTCTTGACCGCATCAGCTAAATCACCCAAAGGTTGAGCCATTTCACCTATAGCTGCAGCACCGAAACCAGAGAAGGTATTTAACAAACCGCCGAGAGCAGTCTCACCAAGAGCTCCGGCCATTCCAGCCAGACCCTGTTTGATCTCATCCCAAGACATTTCTCCAAATTTCTTAAAAGCATCGGCTAAATCGCCTAAGCCCTGAATTGCCAAGAGCAGTGAGCCACTACCAAGTAATCCAGCAAAATTAGTCAAATATCCAAGCGCGCCACTAATGACACCGACTTCGGTTAATGCTCCGCCCATACCAACAAGACCACGTTTGATCTCGTCCCAAGACATGCTACCGAAATCTTTGAATGCATCTGCCAGATCACCCAGACCCTGTACGGTCATAAGGATTGCCCCAGCTCCAAGTAAACCAGAGAAGCCAGCAATTTTACCCAAAGCTCCAGACATTCCACCAACTTCAGCAAGAGCTCCTCCCATGCCAACAAGACCATGCTTGATCTCATCCCAGGACATACTACCGAAATCTTTGAATGCATCTGCCATTTTCTGTAGAGACTGTACAACAAGAAGAATCGATACCGATCCAAGAACACCAGAAAATCCAGAAAATTTGCCAAGAGCTCCAACAGCTACACTCAATTCAGCAAGAGCTCCACCCATGCCGGCAAGACCACGTTTGATCTCATCCCATTTCATGTCGCCAAAGCTCTTAATACCGTCAGCCATTTTCTTTAGAGATTGAACCACGATTAATATACTGACGCTTCCAAGAAGAGAACCGCCACCACCAAATTTATTCAACACTCCAAGAGAGATGACGAGTTCAGCAAGAGCTCCGCCCATGCCAACAAGACCATGCTTGATCTCGTCCCATTTCATTTTGCCAAACTTTTCAAGTGCATCTGCAAGAATCTTACAGCTTTCAGCCAACGCAAGCATAGCCACACTCGTGCGAAGCGAAACTTTTGTACCGTCTAGAACTTTAAGACCAGCACAAAGTTCAGCCAGACCTCCACCAATGCCTATAAGACCTTTACCAATCTCTTTAAGAGACAGTCCAGCCATTTTAGTCATAGCTTTAGCCAAAATATTAATAGCTTCTGCTATAAGTAAAAGCGATACACCGGCTTTGATCAAACCTTTAGAGCCATTTTTAGACAACGATTTGGTTACGGAGTCAAGTGTAACACTAAGCATTTTGAACATAACGCCGATAGCGGTCAAAGACTTTAATACGTCTGGGAATTTAAGTTTAGCTATAGTATTCATGGATGCAGCAAGAATTCCGATGGCAGCTGCAATTGCAAGAAGCGACGACACCTTAATTCCACTAGTGAACGATTGAAGAGAATCATGTACAGAATTAAGCAAATCGCTGATTTTCTCTTTGATACCAAGCTGCTTGAATCCACTCTTATCAAATATTTTCTGAATGAACTCTTGAACACCGGATGCGGCGTTATACAGCTTTTTACCAGTTAAAACTCCGAATATTCCGGCAATAGCACTCAAAATTCCTTTGAAAGACATATTTTCGGTAAGCCATCCAAAAAAGCCTTTAAGAGCTTCCCAGATTTTACCGGCAACAGTAGTGATAGTGCTTCCTACTGATGAGAGCATGTCCCCAAAACTGCCAAGACCGCTGACTGCTCCCTTTAGAGCATTAGATATCCCGGAAACAGCTTTCGAAATGATTCCAGAAATGCCATCTGTACTAAAACCCTCATTAAGCGAGGTCAAGAAGTCGCCAATACTTGCCGTAATATCGAGAAGGAAACTGCCAAAACTAGATACACCATCCGAACCGAGGAGACTTGCGATAGCTTTTCCGACAGTCCCTAGCACTTTTTTGAAAATATCAAAGACAGAAAAGACGCCCTTGAATGTTCTCTTAAGTTTATCTGCGGTCTCATCGCTTATCTTCAATTTTTCTGTGAAGTCTTTAATACTTTTAGTGATTTTGAGCAGTTGATCAGATGTTACTCGAGGAAATACCTCGCTGAGAGCCTCTTTGATTGGTTTGACTATTCTAAGAAGAGCATCGAATGCATTTTTGATGGCCTCGATGCCCATTTCACGTCCGCCACCATCAGCCCAAGCTTTTATCAATTCGTTACGAGCATCCGAAGATTTATTGATTGCTTCGCTAAAATAATCAGAAGCTTGTGTCCATAATTCTTTTGCTTCCTCAAAGTCACCAATTATGAGTCGCCAACTCTCAGTCCAACCAGAACCAAGAGCTTCCTTCAAGGTATCAATAAGCTGAGAGAAGGTTTTAACTTTAGTGGCAGCATCGCCAGCCGTTCTAGCCATATCAGCCATCTGCTTTGCTTCTTCTTGAGTATACCCTTGGTCAACAAACTTCTTAACAGCAGCTTCATACTCTTCTTGAGTATCTGCAGCGGTTGCAAATTGGTCCAAAGTTTGAGTAAGAACTTCAGTTGTAAGCCATCCTTCTTGCAAAGACTCTCGGAAAGAGCCTTTCGCCTTAATCGCAGCATTTGCACCGGTCTTCAGATGTTCAGATGTTCTAATAAGAGCATCCTGAAACACCTGACCACCCATACCGGCATTAACAACCGAGTTCCAGTCCATAAGTTTTACAGTACCGGAAGCAATTGCCTGTGATAGCTGATACATAGCCGTAGACGCCTGCTGAGAACTAGATCCCGATACAGCTGCGAGGTTAGCAATACCCTTAATTGCCGATACTGATGTGTCCAACTTAACGCCAGCAGCAGTAAAGGTGCCGATGTTACGAGTCATCTCAGTAAAGTTATAGATCGTCTTATCAGCATAATGATTCAAATCATCGAGTGCCGCATTTACAATTTTAACGTTCGTACCTTCTTTTTGCGTATTAGCTAAAATGGTCTGAACGGCATTCATCTGTGTCTCATATTCTTGGAAACCGCTTTTGATTGGTTCAATTGTTATAGCAGAAACCAACTTTTTACCGGCATTGACCACGGAATTAGTAATATTTGCAAGGGCGGTTACAGCCATAACCTCCAAAGCTGAGAATTTAGCCTGGACCATTTCGATGCCATTACCCATAGGAGACATATCGAAACTTTTAGCTGCAGAGCTAACATTCTCAAGACCTTTAGAAGCTCCGTCCAATTTCAAACTTTGCTTAAGTTTATCCAAAGTGGACAGACTCGTCTTAACGTTGCTTTCAAACTGTTTATTGTCGAATTGCATCGATACAATTTTTTCGTCAATTGTTCGACTCATACTTTAGTAACCTCCTCCCATGCATCATTCGCGATCTTGTCAAAAATAGGCTGGATTGCAGGATTGATGTAATCTCGACCCTGAACCCAGCCACCATTGCGAGTTCCATGACCATACTGTAAAATGATGGCGATGTTGACTCCTTTGTTCGTATTCGAATTATAGAAATTAATCGAAGTCGAACCATTTTGATGTTCGACCTTATAGTACCAAGAAGTAGCCGTCAATCCTGAATCAACTGGTGTCGCAGACGAAAGGGCAGCTACCCCTTGTTGGCCGTATTTGTCAAGTTGACTTAATTTAACGGCCCCCTTTACTCTTTCCAAGTATCGAGTTAACTTAGAAAAGTCACCCTTTTGTCTGAATGTGATCATTTGACCCTCCGTTAGATAGACGTCACCTTAAGACCGTATTTCTCACATACTTCTTTCAACGCAGTTTTATCAGTACCAGTAGCGCCTTCAATTCGCCACGGTCCATTAGTGTCCCAAATAGATTTAGGAGCGGCAGGCTTTTCAAAAGTGCAATAGTCACTGTTTCCAAGCCAAATCCAACCAACACCAGATTTGAGTTTACCCCAACCATCGGAAACTTTGACAATCGTGAAGATGCCTTTACCAGTCTGACCCTTAACAGCCCCCTTCATAGAAGGCTCCGAACGATAGTTCAAATCGTTTACAAGTACCGTTACCGCAAACGGGACATTAGGAAATGCCATATCACTAGACTCACTTTCTGTCTGTTTACATTCGTATTTGGTAAGATTCCATTTTTCGATCACTTTGCAAAGGTTCTCGACATAAGTAGGTGATGTTGCATAACCGCCATCCTTAATCAGCTGAGCAGCTTTCTTATAATTAGGTTCACCTTTCAAACCTTCATAACGCTTCTTGGAACCGTTCATAGCGCCAAGCAAATATGCAGAGTGGTCGGCAATAGAATCTTCAATGGACGAATACTTACGAAAATTTGCAGTGATGGTCGTATATGTGCCATTCGTAAACTCTTTAGTTTCTTTGATATAAACACTTCCGTCCCAAGTAGAACCCGACCAAGTATTACCGGACAACCGAGTCTTCATACCAAAACAGTTGTTAGCATTCTTAGCAAGCTCGCTTTTGCCATAAGCGGATTCAAGAATAAACTGAGCCATAGATACAGATGCCAGAACGCCAGTCTTCTTCTGATCGGCAGTAAACAACGGGCCGATTTTAGATATGATCGCCTCTTCAGACAGGCTTCCCAAATCAGCAGCTTGAGTTCCGGTTTGATTTGTAGAACTCTGACCAAGACGCTTGTTCACTTCTTCGGCGATATAAGGGAATTTACTCTTCAAATACGGACCTGGACAAAGAGTATTTGCAAACCAACAATGCATCGTCAAGTTACCAGATTTGTCGCCGGTATAGTTCAGCTTCTTGATACCATTGCGTTTACAAATGTCGGCACACAAGTTAATCAGAGAGACCATAGCTTTGTCAGAAACATGCCACTGCCCACCAATCTCATCATTAGCCACTTCGATCGTGATGGCCTGATGATCGTTCTCCGGACTAGAACTTGTCCAAGCACGGTCCTTCTCTTCAACATACATTCCGATTCGGCCGTCAGTACCAATACCATAATTACTAGAAGCTTGGCGACTAACCGGTGCAAATACTTCACCACATCGCTCAACACTCAGATTACCGGCCATGTGATGAATGGTGATCTTACGAATCGGCTGATTACGAGGACTATTTCGGTTAGGACTGATTTTTGTATAAACAACCAAAGGACTGTTACTCATAAACTATCACCCTCTTGAATTAAGTTGTTTTTTTCGAGCAGCATTTAACGCTGCGTTTTGACTCAATATCTCGTTTCTACTCATCTTTTTAGATGGCTGATTCTTTATATTACAAATCCGCACCAAAGTGAGAAGACGATTTAGATGCCACTTTTGACACTCAAAAGGAATGTTCAAAGCAATCATCCAATAATAAATAAGCTCCGATGTAATCTGCTCACTGCGTTGTGATCCATTTTTTCGTTCATTAAACCAGGTAGCAGTCATCGGAGCATTTATGTATTCATTTATTTGTCTAATGTTTTCAGTAGATAATCGATTATAAACATCGTCACTGACATTCTGTGTTAATGTCATACATTTAATGTAGTCGATCATTTCTTCTGAAGTTTTATCTTTTGTAGAAACAAACGGTTTGCACCATTTCGATTCCCATTTTGAAAGAGAGACAAGAGAATGTTCAAGCGACAATGTTTGGGCTGGTTTTAGATCAACAAATTCTTGCTTAGCTTCATCCCACCCTTCGACTGACGGTACTATTATTCGAAGCATTTCTTATCACCTCTATTATATTCACATTATTTGTCGGCATCCGTTGGAATAATGCCATTAATAAACTTGGCGGCTTCTTCCGGATTAGTAGCCAATTCCATAAACAACTGAGAGTAGGCTTCAGTCTGAGCAAACGCAGTAGAGAGCTCTTCAGACTTAATGAATCGCTTACCATCCGGGCTCTTCTCACCATAAGCCTTCAGGATAAGATCCTTGAAGACTTTAATAATCGCCGGAATGTCTTGAGCAGCAACAATCTTATCGATCATTTCAGTCAGACCGCCATTAGTACTCATCTCCATTTCCATCAGTTCTGCCTTGGACAGATTAAAACGGAAATCCTCAGTACGCTCAACACCATTGTAATCGTAATAAGTAATAGATTTTTTCAGCATAATAAATCTCCTTTCAAATAAAACCGGCTATAACGGTCAATGCTACGAATTTCACGCATGTAAATAATTTGATCAGCCGCCAGCAGTCATCAGAGTCTTGATTTCATCAGGCAGCGGCAGACGAGGATCAACAGTCTCACTACCATACAGAATAGTTTCCAGAGCAGTCAGTTTAGTAGGATCTGCTTTAGTGGAATCGATCACCAGAGAAGCGGTCGGCTTCAGACCAGTGACGTTGACAGGAGTAGTAGTAATCTCCCAAGAGAAAGTGATAGCCTCAGGACTATCGTTGATAGTTGCATAAGCCTTCTCAGACGGAGATGCCATAGCGCCATAAATGATATGCAGCTTATAACCGTAATCTTCACCAGTAATGTCGTTACCCAGCACAGTACGATAGCACATACCAAATGCTTTACGCTTCTGCTGACCGATATTAACACCCTTCGTCAGTTCAGCAGAGCCATCACATTCTGCAAATTCATCAGGATAGGTGTAAGCCTCGATGGTTGCACTGAACTCCTCTGCAGAATACAGGTTCAGATACTTCATATCGTCGGCATAGATAGCGTTTGCTTCTGCACCAGACGGAGATTCCGTAACACCAGTCAGACCGTTCCAGGCAACGCCTTTCGGATACTTGCCGTCATCGCCCTGAACATAAAGAACACCTTTCTTTACGCCAGTCTCATACAGACGCTCACCGGCAGCATCCCAAACAAGAGCTTTAGAATTTTCAGCCATTTATTATTCCTCCTTTTGTTAATAATATATAGTAAATACATCATGATTAAGATTATCCGATGTGAAATGCCGAGAGAAACTGCATTTGGGAAGTTTAGAAATCTTCTCGACAATCTCACTATCGGGATCTGAATCGATAACCGTTAAAGAATATACCAGAGGTTGCATGTAAACGCTGTCATTCGCATGTTCATTACGAATGTTATCACGTTCATACACAATCGCCGGATACTTCATTGATACTGATGCTGGGGGTTGAAAATATACGTTCCTTGATCCGAGGATTTTACATAATTCCTCGTGTAAACCTAAGCGGTCATGCATTGAACACATCCCCCAATTCCAGTATCAGTCTAGGGTACTGAACTTCGACACTAGCGATCTTCCATTTAGTACCCATAAACTCAGCGTAACGCATCGCATGAAAATTCTCATTGGCAAAAGGATCAGCCACGATAGAAATCTGATTAGAGATGGTTACGTTATCATTGAGGTTACCAGACGACTGAAGTCGCCGAGTATTTCTCGTTAGATCACCGTAATACCGTCGTTCCACCATTTGCTCGGTCCATACACCGGGTTTGGTTTCCTCGGTAACTGCGAATCCAATTTTTCCACAGTATTTTGCCATTTTGAATTCTCACCTCAACTTAATAGTTTTAGCTATCAGCCTTAACAGTCCAATCAGTCAGAGTGGCAGCAGTGCTGGTTCCAGCAACAGTCTTAACAGTGGTACCAGTCATGGCAACCGGAACCAGAGTAGTGGTAGTATCCACGATCTGCAGCAGATTCTTCTTGAAAGCGTTCTCAGCATCAGCCTGGGTGACCTGAGTCTTATAATCCTTCTCGTAATACAGCTTATGGTCAGCGGCCTTACCATAGACAACATAAGCGCGAACGTGCTGATCGTCAGCATGTTCCATAATAGTAATCATAGCCATAATTAATTTCCTCCTTATTCAGTAACGTCTTCTTCCAGAGCAATAGCGGAATACCACTCAACCAGAGCACCAGAAGCACGAGTCTCCAGCAGCAGTTTGTGCTGGTTGAAATCGATATCGAAGTCTTCGAACTTGGTAATCTCGCCGCCCTTGACACAGCCCAGCTGATAGTCAGCCAGATTAACGAACAGACCCAGCAGCTTCTTAGTCTTGCTATCAGTAGTGGTACGAGTCAGACCCTCAAACTGTTCGATGGTCTGAATATCCTTAACGTTCAGTGCTGCAACCAGATCATTCTTAGAAGAATAGATACGACGACCATTCAGATCACGAGCCAGCAGCATGACATTCAGCAGATGCGGAGTGCAGAAGAAAGTCAGATTGCCAGAGCCCTTATACTTTTCACGAGAATACAGAGCAGCAGTGATGATTGCTTCAGCATAAATGTAGTTCTCGCCGAAATTAGCGCCAGTATTGGTGCCCTGAAGTTCTGCCTTAGCGGAAGCGATATCGATATCCTGATGGATGCAGTACATATCATCATCCTTCCAAATAGGACGAATGTGATCTTCCTTGATCTTATCCGGGTCCAGATCATCACGACCATCGCCAATCAGAATTGCAGTGGCCAGAGTCTGGTCCATAGTGTGACGCATGATCTTCCACTGGTAAGCGATGATGTCGAAATCAGTGATGTCCAGAACGTCATCACGGTTGATCTTATCTTTTACATAAACAGTCTGAGCATCGTGAGTACGACCCAGCAGTTTGATCTTCTGACCTTCCTTCTTGTAGTCACCCTTCTTGTAACCCAGGGCCTGCAGTTCAGCCTGACGAGCATCAGCACGACGAGTACGGACACGGCTATACGGAGACTTATGTACACCATTGATAACGCTGGACACCCAAGTGTCATCAGGATACAGAATCTTCGGTTCGGCAGGATCGATCAGCTTATACTCCGGCAACAGCATGTCCATGGTCTCGCTATCGAAAGCGTCATGCTGAAGCTCATTCTCATTCTCGTAGATTTTCATGGCCTGCTTGAAGCTACCCACACTGGGCGTCTTAGCCAGGTCCAGAACATCATTCATGGCGGAATGAGTCAGAACATCACCCATCTCCTGATCATCATTGTCAAATACATTGTGTTTCATCTCGTCATCCTCCTTGTTGTCATCATCATTATCGTCACTAACACCGGCATCTTCCAATGCCTGACCAATCAGTGCGTAAACAACGGTCTTCTGCTCTTCATTGAGAGTATCAAACACATCTTTAACGGTCTTTTCACTCTCGGGCTTCTTAGTTTCTTCTGCCACTTTGGAATCCTCCTTTTTACTGTCAGTTTCATTACTAGACTCATCCGAATGATAGAGTACAATGTTTTCATTGTATCCAGCATACAGACCATCTACAGATTCTTCGCCATCGTCACTGTGAGCCATGACGAAATCAATATATGCACCGGGATTAGCGCCAGCAAGTACGAGACTCAGCTCCCGAATCGCACCATGAACAACTTCTTTACCATTCTGTTTCAGCTTATTAGCATAAATGGAAAGAGCACTTACATCACCATGACGAACCAGTTCCTTGGCGTTTCGACCCTGCTCAGTGTCATTGAAGGTGCAATATGCATAAACACCTTCGTCTCGATTCTCAAGCAGAGCATGACCCAGAACTGCATTAGGATCAGAATGATCGTGATTCCAAACCAACGATACCGTGTCGCCATCATTATCCTTAAACGCATCTTTCTTAATAATTCTGCCATCGCCACACAACAAATCGTTTCGCGTGGCCCAACCAGCAAAATCGCATTTAACCATTTTGATTTATTCTCCCTTCATTAGAGTTTTCGGTCGAAACCGCAGGTACCATAGACTCCTCATCGGGATGATTCAGATTACTGTTAACCAACTGGTCAGCCTTCGGATCGTCAGACGGTGTCATACCAATGATTTGCCTAATTTCATTAGACGTCATAATCTCATTTCTGGTAAATTTATCGCCAATTTCAGCGATGTCATTCAACGGAACAAGTTTAAACGGATCTCTAAAGAACAAGATAGACTGCTGTTGTGACCGAGCAGTTTTAGTTAAGAATTTTCGTTTCATTTCGTCAACAATCGCAGAAACAATTGGTTCGATAGTTCGATTATGGTAGTTCAGCATAGTTTTCTCATCTGCAGAACCATCCAAAATACTCTGAGTGATACCTAACTGGCTATAAAGCATGCTCGTCAAGTATTCAATCTGAGACATAAGATTGTTCTCAACAGAACGATTTAACTGTGTGATCTTTTCAGTGCCATCCGTGTACGCAATACCATACTTACTTCCGGCAAGCTGCATCTCGATATCTTTGCGCCTTGCTTCGGCTTGTTGACGTCTAGCTTCCGTCTTAATAACATAGGGCAACTGAATGATCAAATCCAATTTACCCGAAGCGGTCTTCTCATCTGTTACGTCGAGTAGACTAAGTTTCCTAATAAGACGTTGCATTGTTGAGTTAGGAGCATTAGTCACTGCATAAAGAGGATTCTCAATGATCGCCACCGTTTTCTTCGGGACGATGATTTCCTCCTTATTACCTGTTCGCTCGTTATAGAGTCGAACTTTCACATGCTCCGGATACCAATCCAAGATCTTACCAGTTCGCATCGATAAAATATCGTACGAACTACTCACCTTGGGATCGATAGACGTATCGACTGGAACAATAGCTACGCAACCTTCGTCCAGCATCGACATGACAATATCCTGGATGAAGGCTCGTCCAGTTTGGTCGATATTAGCCTCCAGATTCAAACAGCTATTCAAACCAGAGTCAATTACAGACATGTATCGACCATTATTATCCAGACGGCAATGTTTGATGTTAATTGCAGAAACGTCCAAAGCAATTCGGTTGTATACCGACGTAATAATGGAACGTTCATTACCTCGGGTAAGAATCACTCGATCCGGTCGATATGAATAGCTCTGTCCAATGTCGTAATAGCTTCCAGTGGGGGCTCTGCTCATGAATGCGTTCCATCCATGCTGAAGCCGATCTAAAAAACCCATTCAATCATCTCCATTTTGAATTATTCAAATGCTTCTCGGTTAAGTTTGAATGCCACATAAGCATCCATCATAGCGGCAACAGCATCGATCTTCTGATCGTATCGCTTTTTCAAAAGTTTACGGTTACCGTTGGTATCTTCCAAAGTAATGCAGTTACCCATAGCGAAAGTCATAAGATCCTCATCGAACCTAAGCATTCTTTCCTCAGAAAGTTTCTTCAGTTCACCCAAAGGCACCGACTCAGTTTTGGCACCCTGAATGACTTTTTCAATACCAAAAGGACCATTCTCTCTTTCCCATCGTTCTACAAACTCACGAGCATTATAAGGATCGAAACCGAAACATCGAACATCATACTCACATTTGGCGATATGATCATCCAGATCCTCGTAAACTTGCATCATATCAAGAACAGTTCCAGGCATAACAATTAAACTTCCTTCACGCATGAATTGATCATACTTAACTCTCATGGCACCTGGAAGCTTCATCAACGTAAGTTCGGTTATGTAGTTACGAGTCTTAATTCCAAAAGAACCGTCAGACAAAGGGAACATGAATGTAAATGCACAGAAGTCATCACCTTGCGAAAGGTCTGCTCCAAGAGCACACGGCATACTCCAATAATCTCGTTTGCGATGAGGGAGTGTTTCTTCGTATGTGAAGTAGTAAGTGTAACCCTCACAAGGAATACCGAAACGTTTTGCTAAAATGTCGTTTCGTGTAGCGGGAGCTTTTTCAGCTCGATCGACATCCAGTTGATAAGTTTCATAACTAACAGTCTTACCAAGATTTGGATTGGCTTTAAGCCATGTATCGGGATCAGCGACTTCATCAATGTCATCCAACTTGTACCACCAGATCGATACATGAGGATTAATGTAATCTCCTTTAAGAATGTCCATTAATTCCATTTTGATCGTATCGCCACTTCCATTACGAACGGTACCCTCTGAGCTGATAGCTACAATAAGGTAATCGTCATTCTTGGAAGCACCCTGTTCAGCAGCGCCAACAATATCCTCTCGAACGTCACCGGAAAGCCACTCGTCAATCGTCCAAATCTTTGCGCGAGAACCCTGAATCTTATCGATTGTCATTGGTCGAATCTCAAGAAGCGAACCAGTTAAGAAATTCTCAATACCCTTTTTGGTAGGTACAAGCTTCTGACGATTGGCTTTAGATCCGGTCGTATTCTGAAGTGAACCCTCGGTTAAGAACTTAAACAATGGTCCACGGGATCGAGTAATTGCGGTTCGAATCGGACTCATAACTTCTTCAGCCTGCTTCATTGTCGGAGCAGTCGTGATTTGATTAGTGGTAGATGTATCAACATTCAGAAAGAAACTCTGAAGGCATGCACCATACATTGATTTAGCTGCACCACGAGCAACGATGAGATACTGCTTGTTAACCAATCGTTTTTTAATAGACTTTCTTTCATAGTGACCGCCATGACCATCCGGAGACGGAATGTATACACTTCTCTCTACAAAGTAATACCAACCGAAAATTGACTCAGCCCAAAGTTTGAATGAATCTAGAAGTTTAAGGTCTTCGCCGTCAGTCAACGTAAGTTCATTCTCACAAAACGCAATAAAACCCTCGACAGCTTGGTCATCGTACCAAATGCCGGGGTTTGCAATGAGTCCATCTATTCGGTTCATCTCCATAGAGATTTCTTTACATACTGGAATTTCGCCTCTCAATACGGCATCACGAAACTGGCCGTAATAGATTGGCACGGCAGTATTTGATAATGCCATTTTGAATTAGCTCCTTATCACGTAGACTTTTTAAGCTTGCTAATCTGAGTGTCGATACTAGACATCTGCTTCTGAATACGAGCGTTAGCCTTAGTGTCGGCGTTTTTACCATACGTCATCTGATCTTCGAGACGCCCATACTTCTTCTGAAGATCTTTGATCTTTGCATTAGCGAGTTTCTTCTGCGCTCTGTCGGCAGCTTTCTTTGCCTGATATTTATCAATCTGTTTCAGCTCTTTCAAAGCACTCGTGCTCTCTTTTTTACGCTGGTTGAGCTTAGAATTGGTCCGTTCCAAAGACTTAATCTGCTGATTTCGAATAGCAGTAGCCAATTTTGAACGACCGATTTTACTTGGGTTTTTTGAATAACCGCGAAGTTCACGCAGTTCACTATCGACTTGCTTTTGCTTAGAGGTCGTTCGTGCTAAGTCTTTTTCAGCATTACTGCGCTGCTTCTTTCTGATCGCACCAGCAACTCCACCGGTCAATGTCCGAGCGTGCTTCTGTCCAGCAGTAGTGCGAGTACCATCTTCACGCTGATAGCGCCGAACGCCCCATTTCATACCTTTGATGCCATGATGATAAAGTTCATTAGAATTCATTATTTACCTACCCCCCCCCAATCCAAATTTAACTTAAATAGCTATCAGTCTTTTGCTTTACATACGACTCGCATTCAGATACGGTCTTTTTACCAAGCTTACCAATATAACCTCTCTTTTACAGCTAATTAGTTAAATAAACTTGAGAACTTCTTGCCCCAATTTGATGGCGTTATTGATAGTATTTACGGTATTGGCATTAACTCGAATACTATTACCATTCAGAGTCACGTTATGATCTGACAAATACTTATTAGCGGCATACATCCCACCGGCAATTACGGCACTAGTAGCAGCAGTCTTAACAGTCATGGTCATTGTTCGTTTGATAGCTGCTTTTTTTCTAGCACGATTTTGTGCTACCGAAGGGGCCTTACGTGCGTTAGCTCGTTCAATGTCATGCTCGCTCATAAGTTTGCTGTACTGTTTCTGCAATTGTTTATTTGTTGGATCAGCATCAAGCTGTTTCTTTACTTTCTTAGCTTCACTAAGATGCTTACGAGATATATCAGACAAGACTTCTTTTTTAATCTGCCCTTTTCGATAAGTTGTATTAGACCTCAACTGCTTCTTATAAGCAGCATTGTCTTGCTTATACTGTTTTTTCAGAGCTTTATTATGTCGATCGTTTTCATAAGCGAGCCGACTAGCATTTGCTTTTTTACCAAGAGATATGGCATCTTCTCGTTTCGTGGAATTTTCTTTCCATTTCTTAAAGCTAGCATCAACTTTTTCGTTTTGACGTCTAGCAATGGCAGCTCGCAAACCTGTAGAAGAATAGCTTTTACTATCTTTCCGGACGCCCCATTTCATGCCTTTGACGCCATGGTGGTAAAGTTCATTGGAATTCATTAATCTACCCCCCCCCTAAAATTAACTCAGATAACTGTCAGTTTTCTGTTTCACATAAGATTCGCATTCAGATACGGTCTTTTTACCAAGCTTGCCAATATAGCCAATTGTATTGGCTCCGACTTCCTTCATGATTCGTTCGGTGTTGTATTTCACATACATCTTTTCCACGACCTTCGGATTAGTCTCAGCCACAGATTGAAGCTTCACGGAGTCGGTATCAAACACGATCATTGGTCGCTTAGCATGATAACTCGAATAATCTTTGTCGTTATAGTCAAGCAGTGCATTGTAACCCTTTTTCTTTAGTTCCGAATAGAACTTAGCCTGAGCTGCAACTTCCTGCTGATTATGGTTGGTCAAAGACAGATTCAAAGCTTTATAGACTGCAACCTTCTCCGAAGTTGTCATCTTACTCGGATCTTTATTCAAAGCATTTTGAGCTTGCTTAAACAAGACCTGTTGAGTAGGACGACGCATCTTTTCCTTCGAGTCCTCAATTGAAGCAACAACATTCTTCTTAAACTCAGAGTCTTTCAGTAGATTAGCAGTGATGTCACTAGCATTCTCATCTGACGGAACTTTCAGTTTCTTAGTAGTCTCTAGCTTCAGCTGATAAACTTTCATGTTGTTAGCTTTATCTCGAAGTTGCTTAGCTGTGGCGGCATCAGCTTCACTACCGGAAGCATTGGCTGTTTTCTCTGCTCGCTTAGCATCACTGTTTGCACGACTAGTCAGATTCTTCCCAAACAGACCCATATACTTATCAGAGTCAGCCTTCTTATAAGTGGCGTAGAATGCAAAATTTTCAAACTCTTTAGAAGTTTGAATTCTTGCAAATGTTGTACCTCGTTTCAGATATGTATCAACATACTGTCTTCCGGTAACTTGAGTTCTCGCTGTGTTAACCACATCTTTTACTCTCATACCCATCATGGTTGCAACACGTTGAGCATTACTTGAACTTTGACTAACGCCGTATCGCTTCCTACCAGCAGGAGTATAAGTACCGTCAGCATATTGATACCGGCGAATGCCCCACTTCTGTCCCTTGATTCCGTGGTGATACAATTCCATTTTGACGATCACCCCTTAAGATCTTTAATAGCCAGGGCGATTCCCAATGCGGAACTAGTAATAGCCAAAACAGTACCAGTAGTATCGAGAACTTTGCTTGCATACTCCCGACCCTTAGAAACAGTAGGAGGATTAAATACATCGTTATACTGTCGTTCAAGTAATTCTCGATTAATCTTTTCCCGCATCTCCTGGTCAGTCATCTTGCTAAGGTCCATTCGAGTCTTGGGTTTACTTTTGATAGCCTGATCATTAGCAGTTTTTAGATTTCTTGTAAGATTGGCTGACTCGTCAGCAAGTTTTTTGGTTCGAGATAGATCCTCTTTAACATAACGTTTAGGATCTGCTTCCAAATCACTTCGCCCATTTTTCTTAGACGTTTTGTAATATGTCTTAGTGGACGAATCATACTTATTAAATTCTTTTTCTCGAGCATCTCTCGCGTATCGTTTCTGACCAGCCGCAGTAAGCGAACCATCGGAATTCTGATAGCGCCGGGCACCCCATTTCATACCTTTGATGCCATGATGATAGAGTTCTTCAGAGTGATTATAAGACTTCATACTATCCCTCCTTTCACTCATTTCTTTTCATGTTCTTCCAGTTTTACAATTCGAATTTCATGTTCGCTTAGCATTTTACCATGCTCTTCGATAGCTTGAAACAATCGGGTATGAGTTTTACTGTTTCGTTCAGTAAGTTCGTTCATATCATTAGTGATCGATTTCATGCTATCATTGAGTCTTGTGATTTGTTCTGTCAATGGTTGAACAATACCGGAAATAGCTTTAATAACTGCCCAACCACCGCCAATAATTGTTACAACGATCCCAGCAACCATCCATTCTGTCATATTACTCACCTCCATTCTCAGCGCCAACATTAAGTCGCCACTCAAGTTCGGAGATGTTTCTATTAATGGCGTCTACGACTGCGGAACTTAAAGGAGGATCAAACATAAGTCTAACTTTCATGTAGACATAAGTTTTGACTGCCTCGAGAGAAGACTGTTCTGGGATAAAATCGGACCAGACGTCATTCTCATCTTTGATGGAGAATCCCTTGGAAGGACCAACACCAAGTTGAGTTAGGATCATGAATACCGAGTTGATATGCATAATAAGATCCTGATCAAAGTTGGTATCCTCTTCGGCGATTCCGAGTAACTTTTTAATTGATGTCAGAATACTTTCCACAATTATTCTCCTTTTGATTATTTTCGCCAGAGACACGTATCGTTAGGAGACCTTGTGACTGGTCCAGTAACTAATAACTTCTCGTCACCGTAATGAATGGCGTTGTGAGTATTGAGAACTGTAGTTATAACATTCTCAGGATCAAACACCATTGGATTATGATTAAGAACGTCGTCGACTGTGATAGGATTCATATGATGAATGATTATTCTAGCTCTATGAATCTTACCTTCTTGATCTTTCCAACCTTTAATCTCATATCCTTCACAAGCAAGATCACAGCCATTATCTCGAATGATGATGTCATTTCTGAATCGCTTCCACTCCGGAGAGTTATACAGAATCTGATTCAAATATCGATCATAACCAAAGGTATCAGCACCAACAGCACCTTTAAGTTGAAGATACTTAAATCGTTCCTCGTATGTAGGAATGGTGATTAGCTCAGAATATCGTCTAATACTCATCAGGATCACCATTACCACTATATCGACGCATGGCAGAGATAGCTTCGGAATATAGTTCTTCAACTCGTTTAGCGGATTGAAGCGCTTCAGTCTTTGCCTGGAGTAACTTGTTCTCTTCTTGAAGTTTTTCCATCTCAAGACGATTCTTCATAGAACCGAGTTTGAGAAAATGAGTAGTTTCCTGAGAAGAGGCAGTACCATCAAGCAATCTCTGTTCCACTAAGTCGACTGCTAAAGAAATAAGCTGATTCTCTCTTGCTTCTGGGGTAAGAGCTGGCCTTATTTTGGGTTGGTTTTCTTTAGAATACTTTGGTTTTGATTTAACTTTAGCCAATAATCCTGCCTCCTTTCATACAGTTATTAATGACTTTAGTTATAGTTTTGGGTAGTGCTTAAAGGAGCCCATAAGGTCAATAACGATTCACTGAAAGGAGCGCAAAGTATGACCAATATTCAACCTTATGAACTCGTCTAAACACTACCCAACATCAAATATAAATGCTTTTCTGAAAAATCCCTCCGGAGAATTTTCAAGGAGGCCGGTGAGCAGGCGGTTT